GTCGAGATCATCTTTCTGGTCACTCGTATAACCCAAACCCAACTCAGGGAAAACCATCATAAGTGTGCGCTGGTTATAGCGCTTGATGGCCCACTCCGAAATGTTCTGGGCATTGTCGTCACCATACATCTTCAACTCGACATTGGCTCGAAACCCCTTCAATGCAGCCCTACGGGTTGAATATTCAGGCTTCATAAGCCGAAGCCACGCCATGCGAAACATAATCATTCCAAAAATGCAATTGATAATTGTCGTCATTGGGTTGCCGGAGGGCATACCATGCATATTCTCAAAAATTTTGTCACCAACAATGTGCTGGGCTTGCGATAAAGTAAGTGAAAGCCCCTTTAGCACCATTTGGTCTCTCTCACCAGTAAGACCAGTGAGCCGGTTCATGACACTCATTGTGGCTTCAATAGCTTGACAAGTCTGACTATTGTCAAATGAGCTGAAATCGCCAGCAACGGCGTGCTTGCCGTACTTTTTGAGGGTCCGCGCCAAATAATCCCATTCGTCACCATGCGGGTTAATCCCAACACAGCACTCATTGTCAATGCGGCCTTCAATAATGTCGTTACAAACAGCACCATAATACATCCTGTAGATGATTGTCCACTCAAAAGGGCACGCAGCAATCAAACGAGTCTTCATTGCGTCGACGGACTCATTAGGACGATTCTCGTCTTTCATCAAATCCATAAAAACGACATCTGGAACCTCACCGTTCTCAAGACGCGCAATTGACGCCTCAACTCGTCTGCGAATTTCCTGGAGTTTTGGGTTGTTGAGATCATACTCTCCTTCGTATCCAAGCATGGACCTCTTCCCGTCTCGAATTTCTGGGTCATGGCACAAAGGCCACCCCACAGAAGTACTCCGGTCAATTCTCTTTAAGCTGGCAAGCTCAGGAGTGCCAACAATGGCCTCCTCAAAAGTCAGCTTGCGCCCTCTGTGCTTAATGCACTTATTTAACAACTCGAAAGACGCGTCTGCACACGCTTCGAGGTCATCCTCATCCAAGGTCACATTCAATGCATCTTGTTTCTTAAGCGCTCTCTTAAGGGCTTGTCTACTCAAAACAGCTGGCCTCTTCGAAGGCTCCTCAAGCCGCCCGTGTATAGCAGACTTCGCAATGGAAGTCTTCATTGGTTGGAAAACAGGCTTGTCCACGGTCCTAACAACCTGATGGCTTGTCTCCTCTTCCAGGAGACCGGTCTCCTCGGTGACCTCAAGAGGCCCGAGAACAGGCTCAGGTTCAAGCTCGTGCAACAACTTGTCGAGCACCTCACGTGTGAGAATGGCAGCAAAGCCCCTTTTAACAGGTCCCTCACTGTTGCCACCCATGTGCACGCCAATAATGCGCTCGGTGTGCTTCGCACAAGAACCAGTGTACATTACCAAAGACCCACAATCACCACGCATAGTTTCAGCGTTGTAAGTGAAGACCTGGTTGTGCACATGGCCCTCCTTCGTGTAAACCACACTAGAGTCCGTCCTGCGGCGCAGCTCCATGCGCTCCACCTCTCGTGGAGTTCGCAGAGCTATGAGCGCTGTCTCAAAGTCACGATTTTGGCGCGTAGCCTCCTCCGTGGCAAAGAAACGTCGGATGTCCCGACAAGCAGGCATATAACTCCCAAGCCTAACAAAAGCAATGTCACGGTCACGATCAATAACAACCTTACCATCATCAGCAAAGGCGGCAACTGGGACACGGACCTGGCGGCGCACGTTACCGTGCTGCACCAGCAAAATCTCACCACTGGGCTCGTTTGCGAAAATATACGGAACCACTTAATGAAATGTGCGTTCAACATGG